TCATTAATGAATGCATTAAACACTGTCTTGTTTAAATGTATTTCTTTTTCATAATACTTATAAAAAAATGACAATGCAAACTGAACAAAACTTTCAGGTAGAACGCTTGCTGCACCCAATATAAACATAACATACTTGTTAATGTTTGTTCTAGGTGCAAATTTTGTACAATCTAATGTTGCCCAAAAAATGTTGTCTAAATGTGTTCTATCATGTACAAAACTGTGTATTTTCTGCGATCTTAGGTTGGATGGTATGTGTATGAACTCATTGGGGAAAAGCTGACAAAGTTGATCAAACATTCCCTCAAGCATTTGCTGATGTGTTTTAGTATTCATGTCCATTGCGTAAATTTCTCTTTCACCTGCTCTTTGCAGCTTGTAAACTATATGAAACACAAAATTGTCATCCTCGACATTAGAAAGTTCACTTTCGAAGGTTATCCTTTTTGAAGCCAAGTAAGATTCTGCTTGATCTTTATCAACATCCATTAAATCAACAAATTTCTTGACATCATCTTCTGTTAAACTCTCAAGAAGATCCTGAGCTATCACAAATGAACCTTTTTTACCAAAGAAAAATTTACCTTTATATCTCATGCCAGTTGGTCCAGCTACATCAATAAAGCTTTTATCCATAAGCTTAGACCATTTGTTTGATAGCTCAAGAACTTGGTTAGACTGCTTCACAACCTCTGCTAGCTTGACACCGCATAAGTAACTTAAATCAGAAGAAAAGCAAAAACTGTTGTTCACATCAGGTATTTGATAAGCGAAATCATAATTTTGAGCATTATTAAACTTGAATTCATCATCTTTTTGTATGACCCCTTGATTAAAATGATCAACATTCTTCATTACACCAACTAAATTAGTTGTCTGTTCTATAACACCATTTATTGGTGCTTTCACCATTAAGTAAGTAGAATAAATAAGTAGTGTTAATTCAGCTTCACCCTTTAGGTGTGTGTCTATAAATAGATGCTTAATATTTACAAAGCCCTTTACAGTTTGAGTGAACTCTTTGTAATTATCCAAAAAACTTTTTTGTATAGCATATTGTAAATGATCTTTAGCAGGAAACAAAAGACTAGGTAATATTGACCCTATTTGTGAATAATTACCAAGGCAATTCACTATAGGATATCTTAGGTTATGCAAAGCTTTCTCGGTTTTCCTTCTTGAATGAAGACCAAGCATCATTGGAAACATTATAGCCTTGATATCAATTCTGCCTGAATCTATTTTCATTTTTTGAGCATTAGTTATGCAGAAACTAGCGAAAGAATGATACAGGCTAATTCCATGGTGAAGTTCATTCTCTCTTAATGCTGACCAAGGTGTCAAAAGATGACCATCAACATACTCATAAGAGTGGTTGGTTTCGCCTAATGTGAGCAGCTGGTAAAGCTCACTGTCTACTGGCACTATAAGCCTATATAGCCTTGATTCTTTC